TAGTTCTTTCAGCAGTGTACGACATTCTTTGTCACCTCACATCGGGATTTAATTTCCTCGAGCCTTCTTCTGTTTATCAAGACGCTTCTTAGAAGCGGCATATTCTTTCAGAGAGAGGCCCAAGTTTCTTGCTAGTTCTTTTTCTTCTTTACTTAAAGTACTGCTTTGAGTCTCGGCCCCACCTCCCGATCCAGGTACTTCAGGCTTAGTCTTACCCTTCTTTTTACGACTAGCCATAACCTTTTGTTCTAGGTCTTTATTTACATCAATCTTACCCTCATAGATAGCTTCACCTAGAACATATTTCATAGCAGGCTCAAAATTTAAAGCTGCTCCATTCTTAGAGAAAGCATCAATCTGTTCTTCATATTGTTTAACCATGGGATTCGACATGAACTTTTGTTTATCACGGTCATACTGCACCATCTGCTCTCGTTGCTGGTCTTTTTGTTCCATGGTTTTAACTCTTTTTTCCATAACATTAGCTTTTTGTTCGTTTTCAAGAATACGATTAGCTTCTTCTTCTGATATACCCCATTCATCAGCTCTAGCCTTAACTTGAGCTTGTTGAACATGGGTAATTATCTTATCTGCATCCATTCCTGTGATATTTTCCAGTTGTCCAAGTTTATCACTAACTTGTCTATACTGTTCTTGAAATTGCTTTTCTTTCCGAGCTAATCTATCTTGAACTATACGATTAACATCTTCTTCAGTAAAAGTTTTGCTCGGCTTTTCTTTAGGAGGTTGCTTATACTTAGGAACCTTCTCCTCTTCCTCAGGTTCTTCGTCTTCTTCATCCTCCTCGGACTCATCGTCTGTTTCTTCTTCTGTTTCTTCGTCTTCATCTGTTTCCTTTTCATCGTCCTCGTCGTCTTCATCTTCATTACCGAAAAGTTTAGAGACTTCTTCCTCGTAATCAATCTCTTCTTCTGGAGCTTCCACGTCATCCACCTCGGTGTCAGGTGGTTCTTGGTTCTTAGGAGCATTTGCTCCGCCACCAGCATACAAAATACCTAACTCTTTAAATATCTTCATGATTTACCTCCGTTTTAGCGCCGTCGCGCATAATATGTTTTTTACCCGAGACTTTCCCCGTAGTCAGCTCTATGAGCAGTATTACCGGCTACCGCCGTGACCTTGCTGCATACTCTGTCTTGTTAAATTAATCACATTCATTTGTTCATCTTCACTAAGACTTAAAAACTGTTCTGCAGTATCTGGATGAGCTGCAAATAATGCTTCTAAATGAACAGCAGTAGCTTCTTCTATAGCTTGATCAGATTGTGCTTGGGCTTCTGCATTAGCATCAAGCTCTACAGCCTGTTGCTCCTGTTGCTGTTGTTGCTGCATAGCCTGCTGTTCCTGCTGCATCATTTGTTCCTGCTGCTGTCTTCTCTCCTCTGACTTTTTCTTTAAATCTTCATAAGGCGGAAACTTACCGCGATCCATCACATACCAGAAGGTTTCCTCATCAATGAGTTGTGTTCCAAACAATTCCTTGGCAATCTCCAAGTAGAACATCCGGTCAGACGGCATCGTAGTAGAAGCTTTACAGAAAGAATCATATTGAGGAGAGTAAATTTCATAGTGTTCTCCCTCTTCATATCCTTCTAATGCTGCGTGATCAGGCCCTCCCCACTCTTCAAATTCTTCCCAACTCCAATCAACTGAAGGAGGACCGTAGAAATATACTTTCCTGAAATGGGTTGGATCATAAGTCCCATATTTAGGACGTTGTTCTTCTTTTCCTTCTTCTTGGTCGTCATCCCTCCTGTCTTCTCCTAATATTCTATATGCTCTTTTTTCAGTATAACATAAAGTAATGAGATTATTAGTATATGTACCTAATTCTTGATAGCCTTCTAGAATAGTTTCTTCTGCAGACCTTAACCTAACTTGTGCTCGAGCAGCTAATAAATCAAGTGCTCTAAAGGCAGTAACACTACCGGGAGTTCTACCTTGAGAGATGTCAAACCTACCAACTAAAGTCTCCATCACATTTTGTAGCCTTGATGTTTCTCCCGGAAGAGACTCAGGAACACCTTGACCATATAACCTATTGACGGCATTAGGATCTTTTGCTGGGATCCATACACCGGGCATATTACCATATTCCTCAATCATTTTTCTTTGTCTAGGAGTAAAAGCATTCTCCATAAATAAAGTTTGTCCAATAGCAGATTGCATGTGACCTTCGATGATAAGTTCTGCTGTTTTATTAAGAGTAATCTGAGGGTGCTTAAGAGCGTAAAGTTCACCAAACCCCCAAACGCTATTTTCTCTAGGATATCTCACTTTAAAGTTAAAGGGAAAAACGGGGTCTTCATCAGGCTCATAATATACATAGTTATCATGTCCTAAATACTTACCTTCTTCTCCAGCCCACCAAATAACATGAAGACCAATTCCATCATTACTCTCGCCCTTTTCAGTAATAAGAGGCTCACCTTTATACCACGTTTCTACCAGTAAAGCTCTACCTTCACCCTCTTCTGCCGTAGTAAGAGTTCCTAATTCGTCTCCGATAATTAAACTATCATCAATTAAGTCTTCATCTACTTCCACATCAAACTTCTCTTTGATATACTCTTGTGTGGGATAATAGGCTTTATGAATACGGCGTCCTTCCTCTATGTCTTGAAAACATCTAGCATCAGGGAATATAGATTTAGGGTGAGGAGCAGTAATTCTGATTTCCCCTTCCCAATGATTGGGTCCTTTTCCACCTCTCCAGGAAGGATCCCAGAAGGGATGCCATATACCAGTTCCATAACTGAAAAAATACCTCAACCACCTTGATCTTTCTTGATGAAATTTGTTTTTATAAAACAAAAACTTTTTAATGTCAGTCATAACAGCAGACCCATACTCATCCTGGGGGTTTTGCGGATAATCTATTAATTGAATCTCTTCCGCAAATTCTGCTACTAGTCCTTCAATAAGAGCGAAACTAATATTTTCCACACTATTTGGTCTAGACTTTTTTTGAGTAGGAGTTCTCATGATCTGACCAGTAGGTCCTGTTAAATCCCAATGATCACCTTTATAGAGTTTATACATCTCTTCAAACTCATCGGTGATAGCAGCTTTATGGTCCTTATCTAACTCAAACCAATCTCTGCATTTTTGTACTTCTTCATAATGCTTATCAAGATTTTGGGATTCAGCAGAAAGTTTAATTATAGCCATTATCTCCTACCCCCTCCCATTAACATAGCTAACCTCTTACGCAAGGCTAACTGGTCAGTAGGTTGTTGAGGTTGAGATTGTTGCTGTGCAGGTTGTTGTTGTTGAGGTTGCTGTTGCATAGGTTGTTGCATAGGCTGTTGCCTAGGTTGCTGTCGAGGTTGTTGTTGCGGGGGAGCACTTGGATGTCCTGGTTGCTGTCCGGGTTGCTTTTGAGCACCTTGGGGAGGTTGTTCTCCTCGTAAAAGATAAATAGCCCAAGAAGGTATTCCTCTTTCATTCTTCTTATTCTTTTGCCTATTTCTAGGCATAGCATCTCCTCGACCTTGAGGTCTGCCTGGATTTCTAGGAATACCAGAAGCAGGCTCCTGGGTACGTGAATGATTTATATCAGTAGCGGATTTAAACCTGGTATTTTGACCATACCTTTCTGGCATGTTATTACCTCCTTACAAATTCTACTTCTTTAACTTCAACTTCATATTCAGAAGTTAATAACCCCTGGACTCTTATTGAAAGTACTTGTCCAGTAGCTAAATACTCTAGCTCCTTAGGACAAAGGTGTTTTGGAATAATAGTAGGAGCAACTTCTCCATTACATCTTTTATAGGACTTTTCAAAGATTTCAGGTTTGCATGGGTATTGTTCTCCAGCTACTCCCGTTATAATATAATCTCCGGGATTAGCGGTCATTGTTCCTTCAAGAGTATCAATCTTTCTTTCTTTATCAGTTTTATAAGCCTGAACCACAATGGGTTGTTTAACAAAGAATTCTCCTTCAGGCTCTTCTTCTTCAATCTCTTCTTCCCAATCTTCTTCGGGTTCTTCTTGTAATTCTTCTTCCTCATTAATTTCATCTTCCAATTCTTCTTCAGGGTCGAGTTCTTCATCTGTTAAAAGTTCTCCGTCGGTAGGTTCGGTGGTTTTTTCTATAGGTTCTTCCTCAGCCATGTGAGCAAAAAGACAAGCTCTCATCTTCTTCTTACTAGTATACTCCTTTTTACATGTAGGACAAACATGAACAGCCATTCTACTGCCTCCTAACTAAAAAATGTTTTTATACCTTTTCTCTTTTCTTCTTCATCCAAATCCTCTTGTTCAGGCTGATCTTTACTTACAGCCTCTTGATCAGGTAAACCTTGTCTCTCATCTTTATCAGCTTGTATTATTGCGTCATCATAAGCTTTTTCTGCAGCTACTTTTCGACGAGCTTTCATTGAGACAGTGGTATAGTATAATAAGGTTTGAAGTTCTCTGGATATGAAACCTATTATATATCCCACACCAAAAGCCGCGAGCATAGCTAAAAATACGCTCATAACTAATCCTCCTTTTATTTTTTCTTGTTTGATTTAGAGGAAGACCTTTTTTTACCTTTAGACGCCTTATTCCACTCATCAACGTCAACGCCTTTTTTCTCTAGCTTCTTTTTATTGGCGTTAAAGAACTTACGTTGTTTTTCAGATTTATATGGCATCTTCTCTACCCTCCTAAGAATGAAACGTCACACCACCAAAACTACTTCTTCCACTTGTCGTGCTCGCCCATCCTGGTTCCTATAGACTCATTGATATAGTCCCCTAATTTAGTTTGTCTAAGATGAGTTCTAATTCTCCGTCCCAAAGGGGCTCTAGGTTTACTGACGTTTTGCATACCAGCCTTCTTAGCCCAATCGACACCTTTACGTTTTGTCACTTATTACACCTCCTTAAGAATAGAATGTCATACCACCAAAACTACCAGCATCTTCTAACTCGTCCCTGTATTCTTCTTCATCAAAACCTTCTCTCTCGCCCCAATTTTCTCTATACTGTCCAGCCATAATAAAATCAACATCTGACATTTCGGGACGGCCCATAACTAAATACCTATCAGTATCTTGTGCGTGGTGTTCTGATTTATTTGAGATGTCCTCCGGATTTGTAACACTCTGTTCACAGGATGGATATGTTCTAATAGTATTAGCACATCCCCTAGTGAACTGTAACATCGGAGGCAAGGGATTTCCTTCTTCGTCGTGCCTAACAGCTAACCATTGGTGCAACCTTCTCCAACCATTAGACAGGTCATTGTCTGCTCGAAGAAGATGCAATCCATACTCAGAAAAAATTTCCGCCGTACTTTGTCCAGTACCACTCTGTTTATTCCAAGCTGAGGGGTCAGCTCTTATACTCATTATATTCTCTTGAACACCCTTAGGATCTTTACTCATTTCCACAATAATTTGAGCTTGTTCTGGATCAGATACTTGGTGTGGATAATATTCTCTATAACCTATAATCTTAGGGGGTTTTCCTGGGAAGACTGCATACCATTTAAAACAAGCCCTCGATCCATAACCAGGGTCATAGGCTGCATGTATTTGACACTCTGGAGGGGGATACCAACCAGGATCACTTATTACATGTAATTCTGGATCCCATTGCGAGAAGAAAGCTCCTTCACCAACCGTAAAAGCATCATCCATACTCTCTGGATATTCTGCTCGGTAGGTATTAGGTAAGTCAGTTTTAGTTTTATCATGCCAATCTTCGGTTCTTCTTGGATCTGATCTCCAACTTAAAAATATAGGAATAAAACTATTTTCTTTATTTAAAGCTCCGTTCCACACTTTTTCAAAGAAAGTTCCTCTTCTCCCCGTACTCAGTCCTATAACCTGTCCTCCGTCAGGACGGTTGATAGAGGGATAGGCAGCACTGTATATATCTTCGGCGAAAGGCTGGAATGCCCACTCGTCAAGAATTACCAAACTAGCGGTAAAGGAACGACCTGAGTCTCTAGAAGCAGTAAGACTCTGGAACCAAGAAGCTTCTTGTTCAGGGTGTTCTACTGTAACAGATAATGAAGTAGAAGTCCACACTAAACCCTTCCAACCTTTAGGCTTATGTTTTCTTTCTACTATCATCCAGTCAGGCATATATCTTAAAATGAACTCAACCCTTCTTACTAGTTCTTTAGAGTCAAGCTCCCTCTTACTTAAGGCTATGGCAGAAAAACCGGATTTATACACCATACACCAAACCGCGTACGCTAGCGCTAGCCAGGTTAATCCTAGCTGGCGAGCCTTAAGGACTATAGTAAGCCTTTCCGTTAAGAAAGTACTCACGACGTTTGACTGTGCAGGCCACAATTTAAAAGGAATAGCTAGTCCTACGCTATCTCTATCCTCTATCTTCACAGCTTCTTCAATGAACTCTAAACAGCTTCTTCTCCATCGTTCTGCTTTAACTTTCTGCTTAAGCTCACTGGAGTGAGGTTTAAGTTTCTCCATCAACTTCTTAAGGTTCTTACTCATGATTATCCCCCTAGTTTATCAGCCATTTCCTCCAGTGTTTTAAGCTCCTCATTTGAAAGCTGCGTTAGGTCAACATTATAATTAATATTCTTTGTAGGCTCCCCAACATCCTCGTAGCGCTCCTTATATTTTTCTGGAAGAGCACCCTTTAATAAGAATGATAATAAATTATCCGAGTATTTAGGCTTCTCTCCAACCTTCTCACCTTCATAAAATACGGGCTCCGTCCACCCTTCTACAGCTCTTCTTCTAGCTTCGGATTCGAGTTTATCATGAGCCTGTTCCTGTGCTTCACAGAATCTTTCAGCATATTCAGGATCTTCCATCCACTTGAAATGAAGTCTTCTATTTATCCTAGCCGCTTTAGCAGCACTTCCAATAGTTCCAGCCTCCGAATAAGCTGCTAAGAAAGTATCCTGTCTAAGTCTTTTAGCCGACTTTAACTGCTCTCTGGTCTGGCCTTTAGCCATCACAATACCTCCTAACTATTAAACTTGAGAAGTTCTATTAATTCGGGCTTAAGTTGACGCTTGTCGTGCTCTATTCCCAGGTGGTTTAGAATCTGAACCAAATCATTTTTAGTAAGTTCCTCGTCTATCTGCTCCTCGGTAAGCGCACTCCACTTCATCCTATCTATTTTCTTTGGGTCCATACCAGCAACTTTCTTGCTCTTAGGAGCCTTTCTAGGGGTCTCATGAAATTTAGGTAATTTAAACAGAGCCATAATATTTTACCTCCTGTGATTGTAGTTTTCGCATAAAAACAGCCACCAGAGGTGGCCGATCTAATATCAGAAGTTGTGAGAGTGTTGTAACAGAAAAAAAAGTTGTAGCGTTATTTATATTGTACCATAGATCTTATGTAATGTAAATGGGGTTTAAAAAGAAAATTCAAATGAGAAGGCCCGGGAGGCAAGGACCCGGGCTTCTCGCGGTTAGTAGGAGGGAATGGAAAAACTTTTTATTATTCCTCTTCGGCGGATTCTGCAGCTTCTATGGCTTTACGGACTTTTTTGAGTTCATCGGAGCCTTCGTCCCATTCATACTTCGCCTTAGGACCAAAACCTTCTACTCCAGTAGCGGGAGCCTTAAAACCAGCTTCTCTTATAAGCGCCCTAAGCTTTTGAGGTCTCATCTCGTATTCCTCTGCGAGCATTGCAATCGTTACCTTTTCTCCTGCTTTACCTTTTTTCTTAGCCATTCTAAAACGCCTCCTTTTTTTATTGTTAATTCAATTATACCATATGATATAACTCTTGTAAACCCCTTAATTCTTCTTTATAAATATTTATTCCCAGTCCCTCCACAATGATAACAACGTGCCCACTCTATTAATTTTAGATCACTTACTGCTCTTCTTCCTGAACCTTGACAAAACTCGCATTTTGGATTGTAAGTTTTAGTTAGTAGGTTATCCCTCCAATCTATTATATCCAACCTAATTCTATCCTCTATACCATCCTGATAACCTTTAATCCAGGCTTCCTTCATCTTCCTCCGATTTCTCAGCATCCCTCTTCTTAGCCTCCTTCATTACTTTTTCAAACAGTTGAACGTTGCGAGGGTCCGAGTTGCTTTCAATCACAATTTTTAGTCCATTGTCAGTAGGCACTTCTGCTAAGTTTTTTCTTCTATTCAAATTAATCGCCTCCTCTATTAAGGATTAATAATATCAATATAGATATCAACATAATAGTAGTCATTCCTAACATATATTCTACCACAGACATATTTAACCCTCCTCCCACTCATAACTTTCGATCTTCCCGTCTACATATTCTAAAGTTATAGGACCATCTAAAGTGATATCTATTTCTATAGATTTAAAATGATAATAAGGATAACACCAACCATGTAACCCGCTATAAAAGTCATTGTTTCCCCTCACCTATGAATTCCTGTCCGGCAGAATAATCCACCGGACAGGTTAATCCATTATTTTGTTTCCGCTAATCTCAACCGAATAAGGCCAAAGATTAGTGCTCCCAGACAAACTAACGTTACTGCTGTCCACAGTGGTCCAAGGAAGGTAAGTCCCAGTAACGCCCCGCCGGTAGCGGGTAGTGCTGCTGATGTTGTTCCGTACATAATTATCACCTCCTTTACCATTTAGTGAGTGGCTTCCCGCTGAAAACCAAGTATGCGCTGTAATAATAGCAAGCCGTTAAGAAAACTGAGTAAATAATAACCGGGATAATAGTAAGTGCTAAGACCAATTTCTCCACAGTTTTATCTCGAATATATTTGCACCTGTAG